ATTATAACCAGCCTCTTTACACTCCCATGACCAACCTACATCCTCACCTTGCTCATGGACGCTGTAATCTATATTTGAATATACCTTCTTGTTCATCATTTTTGCAGCCATAATTACGTCAGATTTAAAATAAGTTCCAAGAGAATACTTTTCCTGTCTAAATGCTTTTCTAGTCATGCCCTCTCTCCATGTCATCACACTCGGATACATTGTACCGAAAGGAGTCATGAACATGAGAGGGTTAACTGCGTCAGCACCAGACTTAATATGTGCAATTAACAACTCTAAAGTATTTGGATTTGTTAATAATATATCAGAATCTAAGCTAAAGTAGTATTCTGGAGAAACATCTCTAACAGTAGTGAGTAAAGAGTTTCTTAAGGAAACCATATTTTGATACTTAGATAATGTCCACTGTCTTCCATTGTTTTCGTGGTGAAAGTGCGGTATATCTTTTCTTATTTTTATATTGAAATAAGGTATCCTATTATCGTATTTTTTCCATGCCTCTAAAGATTGGATTGTTTCAGTATCATCTGGAGAAACCTCAAAAACAAAACCGATATCTTCAATAGGAAGAGACTGATTAACGATACAGCGAATCCAATGAGGTAATATCCAAGATCTCTTGTACATTGGACATCCTATTAAAAGTTTCATTTAGAAGCTTTAATTTCCTCAGACTTTGTCGCTACAGCTTCATCAGACTTTGATTGATCCTTTTCAGCTTTTACCGAAGACTCTAACTTTGTAGGAGTCTGGCTTTCAATGACTACTTCGCTAGCGGCCAATATTTCCTCAGGCTCATCTTCAACCGAATTAACCTTTTCCTCTAGGGCAAAAAGTCTTTCTGTTAGCTCCGATACAATCTCAAGAACTACCTGAAGAGCAAGTCTAGACTGACCATTGTCTACTGTTTTTTCTAAGGCGCGAATTGAATCATTTGTTGCTAAATAAGAAATTAGCTGTTCATTCTTTAGTGTCAGATCTGTCGACATTATTAATTTCCTTTTCCTCTTTTGTATAGACTATAGTATACTCTGATTCAAGGGCATTTTCAACTAATGTCAACCATGCATTGTCTGATCTTCTGATATTTGGTGAAGTATTTCTACCTTGCTGATTTGCTGGACGTGTTGCATTTCCGACGCCACGTCTTTGATTTGGTAAGTTTCTTTGACCTTTTTGTGCCGGAGCTTGTTTATCGCCATCTATAACAGCATCTTTAGGAGCCGACTTTGTCATTGTTAATTCTGCTTGGTTTTTTGCTAAATCCATTTGAACTTTACCCTGTATGGCAGCAAACATTTCGTCTTCTTCATAATCAGGATTAATGCCAAGTTCTAGTCTTGCTTCTTTGATTGAAATAATGTTATTGACATACTTTTGTATAACATGCGTTTCTTTTTTAACTTGAGTATCAACGTCTATTTCGTTAAACTTGAAATAGCATCTGTCAGAAGAACCTTCTTCCAAGGGATTAGTTACGGGGTCAAATCCGCCTTCAAGTAAAAGTTCATTAAAAATATGAACCCTAATCATTTCTGCCATTATCTTCTGATACTGCTTAACTTTATCATACAAAGCGGTGTCTAGACGATCAGTCACTGATCTGTTTCCACCATTCATCATCATACCTAGGTGATGAGGGGCAACCCCAAGCCCAACTGCAACCCTTTCCTTAAAGTGCTCCAGGTATTGCGAAGCTTCAAGCGCACTATTGTTGGCACCGATGACTTCAATATTGTGTCTGTAAGGAAGAATTAGGCCACCCTCTGCTCTTAAGGATTCTATCTCAGATGCTGCGTTAGAGATTTCCTGAGGCTCTGCTGGCTGGTCTGCGGTGCCTATGGTGTATTTATATAATGGAAAAAGTTCTCTATGAACAAGGTTCTGAATATCTTCTTCAATCTGACGAAGGGCAACAACATCATCTAGAACAGAACTTAGAAACGGAGTACCGAAAGCTCGACCTGACTTTTTATCCAAATACATATGAATAACACGATCAGCTGACCATACCGGATCTCGTTCTGATGGCATGTAGGTCAGAGGATCTGTAGCCTGCTGATAAGATCTTGGTCTATTAAACTTATCTCTTAGAATTCTAACTTGTTCCGTAGGAATTAAATAATAACCCACTACAGGCTGCGGTGCATTTACTCCTGATATTGGAGTTGGAAAATATTCCGATATGTCACCTCTAGCCTTAACTATAAAAACATTCGCATACTTTACAATATGTTCAGTAATTTCGATTAAAAAATCTAAGAACGGCCTTTTCATGGCCATTTCCATGTAATCTATTCTTTGATATAGATAAGATACAGCTTCCGGATTTTCTCCGACTATTGACCAGCTTTCTTTCCAGAACAATTCTTTATATTTATTTATTGCCTGTTTAACGTAAGAATCTGTATCTGCAGCTTGCATAATACGATCAAAGTCATAGGGAGAAGGTTCAAATGTAGCTCTATTGTTATAATAGTATGTATTGCCCTGAAAACCAAGTGCAAGGGCAGCGACTTTCATCGCTTTGCTTACAGATTTAATTTCTTCTGGTTTAAGAGCTTTTGCTACAATATTATTCTTTTTATCAACTTGCCGAAAAGGCAAAAAATCGAGAACTGCCATTTATCTTCTCCAATATAAAAGCTATCATAATAGTAGCCTTATGGATTTTTTTTTATAAGTTACTGACCAGATTGCTGCGATCTAGCAAACGCGTTATTTAGAATAAGCGTTTTGACAGACTCCATCCAAAATACTGTTTCAGCTTCATTGAAATCGCTCTTATACTGCAAATTTGCATCTGAGATCTTAATCTCAATAGTGAACTCCTTTTTTGGCTCAACTGCTTCATTTACATCAATTACATCTGACATTTTATTTACCTCACTCAAATTCATCTGTTTTTGTTTTTGTTGTTTTTACTGTTTTTTGCTGCGCAGCCAGTTGCTCAATCTGAGCTGTTAACTGCTTAATAGTGGCTTCTTTGATGACAATCTCTGTCATCATTTGGGCCATTCGCTCATTAAAGGTTTGAACTAATATATTTATATCAAGATCATTGTTCATTTTTTCTCCTTAAATAGGAGTCCATTATATCACTTATTTTCTAAGACTTCTAGTCTTTCTATTATTTCTTTAACTGCTGCTGTAAGAATTGGTGTAAATTTAGAATAATCCAAACCCTGATAATCTGGAGATCCATCTTCCCTAAGTGCATCTTTGTCTAAGTGAACCATTTCTGGCATTATCGACTGCACTTCGTGTGCAATAAATCCACTAACCTTTTTAGATTGATTTGTCTTATAATTAAAATAAACTGGATTTAAATTTTTTACAGTATTTATAGCATTATCTATAATCTCAATATTTTCTTTTAATCTATAATCAGAGAATGTGTTATACGATGCTGCGTAAACAGGAACACCAGTAGAGCTATTTAAACCGTCGGCAAAATATAATGCGCTACTACCACCTAGTCTAATTTGTGCGGAATATGTTCCAGAGCTTGCTTTGAAGCCCAAAGAAACATCAGCTGCACTTGTATCTAAAAGTACATTTGCGCTATTAACATCAGTAGCTGTAGTTGTTCTGAAAAAATGCCCCTCAGCTGCAACGATTCTAACACCTGCTGTGTCATCATAGTTTCTAAAATAGAAGTAGTTAGCTCCACCACCGGAACGTATTTGACCTGTATCACTATCACTTGTGCCTCTAAATGCTATCGAGCAATTTCCGCTTGTATCAGCTCTAGCAATTATATTTGCAGTTCTCCAGTCTGTTGTTACGTTTCTTCTAACATCAACTGTTCCACCAAGAACTTGAAAATAAGCTCCTGATTCTAACCTAATACCAGTTGTGCCAATATCTCCAGGATAATAACCAATGCTCATTATTGCACCCTGTGCGCTTACTTTGATGGCACCAGTGCTGGTTATAAGCCCATAATTAGTTGTTGTTGCTGGATTAAATGTTATAGTCGAAGTATCACCCGAGCCTGCTGCATAGAGGTTAAAGGAGGTTCCGCTTAAGACTATTCTTTGTCCGCTAGATGCTGTCTGTAATGTTCCTCCAGTTATAGTTGCAGTTGATGTTATGTTTCCAGAAAATGTTCCAGAACTTGCATTTATTTGACCAGTAACTGTTACTCCGGTAGCAGTTAGTGCCCCCGCATTAGAGACTCTAAAAGGTGCTGAGGGCCCGTAGGTGGCGTTGCCTAGCCACATATTCCCATTAGCATCAACGTGGAAAGAACTTGCGTCGGATCCGCCTATGTCAATTGTTCCACCATCTATTGCACCTCTTGCGACTATATTATTAAACTCTGCGCGTCCGTCTCCAGAAATAATCCAACCAGCTGTTCCACTAGTCCATGCGTCTGTCGTATTATTATAAGAACCATTATAATCTGAAGATCTTAAAATAGCTTTATTATCAGGACTAGTGATTGTTGTTGCAGTTCCGGGTTGAGTTAATATTATTTCATGTGCGCCAATTGTTCCAGCTGTTATTTTAGCTGCGGTGAGTGAACCAATAAACTGTTCGTCTATAAGCGGAGTATCATCTGACTCAACTATTGATGTCCAGCCACTGATATTGCCAGATGAATCTATAGATCTTACTCTTCCATAGTACTTGACCAAATTTGTTACGGATCCAGTACTGTTCGTGTAACTATTGTCATCTACTGAAACAACAAAAACATTTGTTTGAACAAAACCAGTTCTATGTGGTGGTTCAACAGAAATAACTTGATACTCTGCACCTATTGTTCCAATTTGATCTTGCTTGTACAATTCATATTCATACTTAGC